ATGGTATCGTGATCAAAACTTACAAGACTCTGTCTATACTTCTACATCTGATGGCCCGGATTCTCATTCTCACTATGAAGTTTTAAGACGTGGAAAACGTCATGATTACTTTACTTCATGTCTACCTTGGCCACAAAAAGGTGATGCTGTATCTTTACCACTTGGATCTGAAGCTCCATTAAAAATTAATGGCGTTGGTGGTTCTGGTGTTGCTTTTGGTCTTTTGGATTCTAACGATGCTTTGAGGGATTTACGTGAGCCTCAATCAGGTGCTGCTATCTTTGTTAATGCTGCTGCTGACCCTGCAACTTTGGGTGTGTATGCTGATTTAACAAATGCTACTGCCGCAACAATTAATCAACTTCGTGAAAGCTTTGCTATTCAACACTTACTAGAAAAAACCGCTCGCGCAGGCTCCAGATACACCGAGATCATCAAGGGGCATTTCGGGGTCACTTCTCCTGATGCCCGCTTACAACGTCCAGAATATCTTGGCGGCGGCTCATCTCCTATCATCGTAACACCTATCGAACAAACATCTTCTACAGATGCTACTTCTCCTCAAGGTAACTTAGCTGCTATGGCAACTTCTACTTTAAATGGACATGGCTTTACAAAATCCTTTACTGAACACTGCATACTAATCGGACTTGTATCCGTACGTGCTGACCTAACTTACCAACAAGGTCTTGATCGCATGTTCTCTCGTTCTACTCGTTATGATTTCTTCTGGCCTTCACTTGCAAATATTGGTGAACAAGCTGTATTAAATAAAGAAATCTATGCCGACGGTACTTCCGCTGATGATGACATCTTCGGCTACCAAGAACGCTGGGCTGAATATAGATATAAGCCCTCAAAAATTACGGGTAAATTCCGTTCAAATGACGCGCAGAGCCTTGATGCATGGCATCTATCCCAAGAATTCGCAAGTCTTCCGACTCTTGGCTCAGACTTTATCGAAGAAAATCCTCCTCTTGATCGTGTGGTTGCAGTACCCTCTGAACCTCACTTCATCTTCGATTCATATATGAGAATGAAATCTGCGCGCCCAATGCCTACTTACTCAGTACCTGGACTGGACAAACTATAATGGATGCTACATGGCAACTATATTTTGCTACTATAACCGGGTTTCAATATCACCCGGCTAATCCTAGTGATGAACGTCTAACTCTTGAACAATGTGCAAAAATCGCTGACGATATGTATAAATTAACTATGGAAAGATAATGCCTATAACTGCCGCAATAATTGGTGCAGGTGCTACCATGCTTACCAATCGTTCTAAAGAAAAACGCGCTCGAGAAGCTATGGACTTCGAGGCTCAACAATCCTCTACTGCTCACCAAAGAGAGGTAAAAGACCTGCGTGCTGCCGGACTTAATCCTATCCTTTCTGGAACTGGCGGTTCTGGTGCTTCTACTGCTACGGGTAAAGTTCCCGATGTGGAAAATCCCGTAAACTCTGCTCTTGCTTCTGAACGCTTAAAACAAGAACTAAAAAACATGCAAGCTACCGAATCTAATATCAATGCTCAAACTGATCAAATTGAGGGTGGACAAATTGCTAAAACTGGTGGTACCGATGCTTATAATAAACTTCGTGACACCGTTAATGTCTTAACAAACCCTAAACCCTCAAGTGCTAAACAAGCTGAACGTAATCAAAAATCTACTTTTAATCTTAAAAAGTATGAAAAAACTACTCCTCAAGCTGAACAACGTATTCAAAAACTACTACGTAAAAATAATAAATTTCAATAAGGAAATAATACTATGAAAAATAAAACTCTAATTCGCTCTGCTTATGGCGAAAAACAAAAAGTAACAATAACTACCCTAGACGCTCGAACTGAGCAATGTCATAGGGATGAATGCGATATTAACAAAATAATCGCTAAATACGACCGTACGGGCGTCTTAAACCATGTAAATGACTTCGAGGCTCGCTACGAAGATCTAACTGGACTGGATTATCAAACAATGCTAAATACTGTGGCTAATGCCAACTCTATGTTCGAAGGCTTGCCGAGTGAAATCCGAAATCAATTTGCTAATGATCCTGCAAATTTCATCTCATTCATGGATGACCAAAATAACAATGAACAAATGTATGAAATGGGCTTAAAACAACGTCCTATTTCTGAACAAATTGGGAGCGAAAGCGACCCCATTTCCAACGGAAATGAACAGCCACAAAGTGGCGAAAATGCGCCGCAGGCAAAAGAGGCTTCAAAAACCTCTAAAACCTAATAAAACAACGGGCTGGAGACAGACCGGCACAGTTACTCACTTGATGTAACTGTGCGGACTGACACCTCTACATGGTGGATGTCCTAAAAAAATACTAAAAATAAATCAAAAAATAATATGCCAATAATCTTAAAAACTGCTCTTAGATATCTTCTAAAATCACTATTAATTCCATGGCTAATTAAAAACCTTGATAAATGGACAACTGTCCTAAATAAAAAAATAATTAAACTCTTGGAGAATACAAATGTTTAAACGTAAAAAACTTAACTACAAAAAATCAAAAAAAAGCTTTTCTAAAACTGCTTCATCTGTACATAAAAAAAACACACGCGGAAAACCTATGCGTGGTGGCATTCGACTTTAATATAAATAATGCCTTGCTATCACCCGATGCAAGGATATAGGAGTCGAGCTGATGGAAAAACTATTGTCTTCAACCCCACTCACGGATGGGTTGATCGCCCTCTTACTATTCCTTGTGGCCAATGTGTTGGATGTCGTCTAGAACGATCACGCCAATGGGCTGTGCGCTGTGTACATGAAGCTTCGCTACACGAAGACAACTGCTTCATAACACTAACTTACAATAACGAGAGTCTGCCGGAGGACGGATCTCTCAATAAAAAACACTTCCAAGACTTTATGAAACGTCTTAGGAAAAAATATAAAAATAAAAAAATACGGTATTATCATTGCGGAGAATACGGAGATAAAAACTTCCGACCTCACTACCACGCAATAATCTTTGGTCTCGAATTCGATGACCAGAAACTATTTACCGTAAATAATGGGGAAAAATTATATACCTCTGAAAAACTCGAAAAACTCTGGCCGTTTGGTTTCTCAACAATCGGAACAGTAACCTTCGAATCGGCGGCTTATGTCGCAAGGTATGTAATGAAAAAAGTGAATGGAAAGAACGCTAAGAATCATTACGAACGTGTTGATTCTAATACTGGTGAAATATATAGTCTTGTGCCTGAGTACAACACAATGTCTCGCCGTCCTGGCATAGCTGCCGGATGGTTCGACAAATACAAAGACGATGTATATCCGTCTGATAATATTCACCTACGCGAAAAAACCTTTCGCCCCCCTAAATTCTATGATAAGATGTACGAACATCTAATGCCTAATGAAATGGAAAAAATCAAAATGCAAAGGATGAAAAACATGCAAAAGCATGCAAAAGATAATACTGCGGAAAGGCTCGCAGTAAAAGAGCAAGTAAAACATGCTCAATTAAATAAACTAATAAGATCAATATAGGAGGATCTAAAATGCAACATAAAATCTTTACAATCTACGACACAAAAGCGGAAGCTTACTTCCCTCCGTTCTATCTACCTCAAACGTCTATGGCTATTCGCCAATTTGGCGATATGGTAAATGACGATAACTCTCAAATCTCAAAACATCCTGCTGACTATACTCTGTTCGAGCTTGGCGAGTGGGACGATAACTCTGCTGAGTTCGTCAACTTAAATAAAAAATCTCTCGGTAATGGAGTGGAGTTTATAACTAATGAAACAATTACTGAATAAAATTAAAGATCTGTTATTTTCGCAAGAAAATGACGATCAAGAAAAAGCGTTATACTTAACGCAATATATTCATTTATATCATCCGGAGGAATGAAAATGGAATATGATAATAAAAACAAGGGTGCTGTATGGCAACGTGAAACGCCATCATCTAAACACCCTAACTTAACTGGAAAACTTGACGTCGATGGTCAAGAATACTTCATTTCTATGTGGGAAAACAAAACCTCGACTAATAATGCTCCAAAATATCGAATCTCTATAACTGCAAAAAATGACATAGACTTCGATGAAATACCTTTCTAACTAACGGAAAATACTATGCAATCTGTAATGAAACACCAATTTAGCGAAGTACCACACGCTAACATACAACGATCTTCTTTCGATAGATCTCACGGCTTTAAAACTACGTTTGATGCCGGAAAACTCGTACCAATTCTTGTGGACGAAATCTTACCTGGTGACACAGTCAACCTAAATATGACGGGCTTTGCCCGTATGGCTACCCCAATCTTCCCCGTAATGGACAACGCATTCATGGATACGCATTTCTTTGCTGTTCCAGTGCGTCTACTATGGGATAATTGGCAAAAATTCAATGGTGAACAAACCAATCCAGGCGATTCAATCGACTATACAATTCCAACAATGACTGCTCCTGGTGCAGGTTATGACAATGAATCATTATCTGACTACTTTGGAATTCCTACCCAAGTTGGAAACGTGGAACACTCTGCTTTATGGCATAGAGCATATAACTTGATCTATAACGAATGGTATCGTGATCAAAACTTACAAGACTCTGTCTATACTTCTACATCTGATGGCCCGGATTCTCATTCTCACTATGAAGTTTTAAGACGTGGAA